TATTTTTCAGAATCCGCCCGGCTGGTTTCCCTTACTCACAGTACTGGTTTATTGCAGGAACCTTATGCCGGATTGTCGGTCTACCTTTTTGCGGATCTCTGTTATTCACGTAATTCTGTGTAGGTGATTCTGACAAAAGCAAAACAGCCGATACAAATAATCCCCATGATAATAATAGAGATCGTTTTTATTGGGCTATGGGTTGTGATTGTCCCATAAAACATAATTATAGCACATAAGGCTAAAATTATGGCTAAAATCAACTGGATTATTTTCATAATTATAAAATTTGAAAGTTTGTTCCCCTGAACCAATTCGATTGGCAACATCACGTTATAATCAGGGGATTTTCTTAACTTTGAGGTGTCTAACTAAAAATTAAGAAATATGAAACAATTTATTGAAGTTGAGATTCAAAATGGTGGGAAAACATTAGTTAATGTGGATACTATCTGTTTCCTGAACACCTTAAAAAGTGGAAAGGTGCAAATTATTCTCACCGCTCCATCGGCGAACGGCTCTCATTTTGTAAACACAAATCAATCTTACGAAGAGATCAAGGCTTTGATTCAGGCATCCCTTTAACCCATTCGTAAATTTTGTTGGCGGCATCGTACATATTAGTATAATGAATACAGTCTGTCTTTACCGCCAACTCTGCACACCATTTGCGCAACCTCATATCATTGCGTTTTCTGAAATACTGAACTATTTTTTTTATCATAACTATTCATATTTTAAATTTCAATCGTTTTCTCTGTGCTAACAGAGGAATTCGATTCCAAGCATCACGCCTTTCTGTTAGCTATATGTGTCGATGTGCGTGTCGGTCGCCTAATCCGTCATTACTTACACCTCAAAGACTATGGTTACACATCTATTATTTGTTAAACATTGCACAGCTCGCAAGCTCCAACTTGCTTATGTGCGTTCATTATCTTTGGTTGTCCTTAACGGCTTATGAATTACACCGTAAAGGCTTTTACAATATGTCAAAGAGCTTAATCAATAGTGCCCGTGTAGAATATTCTCTACGTCTGCATGGGCTGTCGTGCTCGTATAATCATGTAAGATTCTACGCGTATCTGCTTAAGCCTTGAATCAGACAAAGGGCATCATAATCCATGTCGTTATCTTCGTCTGTGTCCGGTCCTGAAAGGATGGCTTCATAGGTATTAATTTCTTCTTCGATAACATCTATGATATCAGCCTTGCAATCTACATTGTAAACTCTGCGGGCTGTTTCTTCATCCATATTCTGAGCATTGTCCAGGTCTCTGTATAAGGCATTCAAGCCTTGTTCAATCTCGTAACGTGTCATAATCATACAATTTTAAAAGGTTGGCTTTCTTGAAACATCTGAACTCACCGCGTTCTGTATCGAAATAGGTTTGAATCGTATCGTTCTTTGCTCTTTTATCAGTACCAGTTACTGCCGGCATGTATTTTTCGCAAAGTGTGCCGTAAGCTTCTCTCATTGTGCCATCTACTTTCTGAAAATAGAACTTCACAATCTTGCTTTTCATTTGAGCTTTCAACTTCATATTTGCCCATGCGCATTTCAGTGCTTCGCTCATAGAGAAACCGTTTCTCTTTACAAAAGACCATGCTAAACTCATGACCTCTTTCATTTGATTTTTAAAATTCGTGCTCATAATCGTGTATTTTAATGCATTTATACTATTGTATATGACCTTAAAAATGTCTTTCTTTGCAAAAGTGATTAGGTTATCACTGTTTGATGATGCAAATATACTAGGTTATCGCAATATATCGCTATTTATCGCAATAAAATATCGCTATATTGACAATATTTAACAATATATGAGTAGACTAAATATTGCAAAACTGCGTAAGTCTCTGAAAATGAATCAAGAGACGTTTAGAAAGGAAGTAGGTATTTCTCAATCGTATCTGTCTGAACTTGAGACTGGAAAGAAAAGTCTTACAGAAGAACTATATAATAGTATAGTTGAAAGATTTGGGCGGAATATTATTATACCTTTTATGGAGATTGATTGCGATAATATCGCTTTGGATACACCGCATTTGGATTGCAATAACAAAAATGCTATCCCTTTATTTGAGTTGGAAGCTGCTTCTTGCGGAATGCCTTCAGGGTTTGAAATAGCGATAGAAGCCAATAAATGCGATAGATACATTATACCCGATTTAGCTGGGTGTGATTTTACTATGAGAACACGTGGGCGTAGTATGATAAATAGAAAATATCCAGAAAGAAGTATTCCTGAACGTTCTATTGTAGGATGCAGAATTTGGAAAAGTAGATCTCATGTAAGGTGGGGAGAAGTGTATGCTTTGGCAACTCCAGATGGAGTGGTTATAAAAAAAGTAATGCCTTCAGAAAAGGAAGGATATATAAAATGTGTATCTTTTAATGAAGAAGAGGGGTTTATACCATATGATCTTCCTGCTAGTGAAATTCAAGACTGGGCAATAGTAGTAGGAGTGGTTAATGTAATGAACTGGGTATAAGATGAAATTCAATCCATATATATGGAATCTGTATAAGCAGGCATCTGTCGGAAAAAAAATGATAAAGTATTTTTCCGATGCAGAAGGGTATGACTTATTTAAAAGATACTGCCCACATGCCAATTTTATACCCAAAGATTTATATAATGATTGGTTGGAAGATATATATTGTTACGGTGTGTCAGAGTATGACAGCCCCGTCTCATTGGATGAAGCAAAAGATTTGTATGTTTCACTTATTACGTTAGGTATAAGGGTGGAGGGACAACAATGGATTCCAGCTAATGATTTCAAAAATATGCTTGAAATCATACAACCTATGTCTTACATTCTATCACAATTTGCACCTGAATATTTCTTTCCATATCTATTTCTGTGTCGGATATTTGAGTTAAACAAAATAGCCGATTTTTTTGATATTGACCTTCCTGGTATACCTAAAAAAAATGATTATGAGGGAAGATGTATGTATTATTGGGGATTATGTGAAACCTTTTATGAGTTTAGGAAGAAAAATGGATTATCTTCAACGGAATTATGTGCCTTTTTATATGATTTTGCTTTCAATATTCTAGAGAAAGAAAAGGGGGATATTCCGCAACCAGCACAAGCCTGGTTTATTGGTGGTTTGATGTATCCTGAAGACCTTGTATTGGAAATGAAGTTCTGGCAGTCAAATCAAGAAACGAAGCGGGGTGATATTCTTGTACATTATGAAACATTACCAATTAGTGCTATCTCATGTATAGAAATCGCATTAACTAATGGAGTTGTAGACCCATTATTTCGTTTCTATAGCAATACTTATATTGGCAATAGAGTGGATATTCCTCGCATTGCTCTGAAAGAACTACAAGCAGATGAATACTTTTCCAAACATCCGCTTGTTCGAAAGAATTTTCAAGGAGTAAATGGTTATCCGATGAGTAATGAAGATTATTTAGAACTGCTTCGTATGATAAAAGCGAAAGGATTCGATATTAATATTCTTCCGAAGTTGTATGCACCTACATTGCCTAAAAATCTTGATATTAGAAAAGAAAAAGATGTAGAGAAGCTGCTTTTAGAACGACTACTTAATTCTATGGACTGGTATGAGAATAAAGATTTCATTCGTGAATTAGGAATAAAAGCGGGTAGAGGGCGTCGGATATTTCCGGATTACGCTTTGCATTATGATAACAAGCCAAATGAAGAAAAGGCAAAAGTTTTGATAGAAGCAAAGTTGCACATGAAAAATAATCAAGCGATAGAAGATGCTTTCATACAAGCTAAATCATACGCTCAATTGTTGGAGTCATCTGTTATTGTCCTGTGTGACAAATATTATCTATTTGTATATGAAAAGAAGCAATCTTTTGATCGGAATAGTTATAAAAGATACACATGGTTGGATATGGAAAATCCCGACATTTTCAACGAATTAAAGAACAAACTAAATATTAAAGCACAATGAAAAAGGTTTTATTTTTAATGGTGGCTGCATTAGCGATAATGGGATGTAATAATAACAAAAAGAATGTGGACATTCCTATCAATTCCATAGTGGATAAATACACTGATGAACAAGCTATTAAAGCATTTAAAGACTTGAAATGGGGGATGAATCTTGATGAGATGATTAATTTGGGGTATATCTCCGTGGAAGACACTTCCAAATGGGTTATTCCATTAAAATACAAGCAAATAGGAAACGTAGAATTTGAAGATGTGTCAATTATGACACATGATAACAGGCTTTTTGCTGTAGTCTTTCATGAATATGTGGAGGGGTATAGTAGTTCAGTACGTAAATTGTATGAAGTTAAGAACTTGTTTAATGCTCAATATGGTAGCCCTGAGTTTGAAAATACAGTAAGTGAGGATAGTTTAAAAGTGGATGTTAGCGAGGTTCTGTATTTATGGAATATAAAACATAAAAGAATCAAGGGAACCATAGAGAAAAGTTCTAATGATATGTTTTTCGTAGATGTAGTAATAGAAGATACAATCACGAGACATCTTCACGACTCGATAGCGATTGCGTATCAATCAAAAGATTTATAG